TTTCTAATGTTCTGATTTGTCTTCGACAGGAACACGGTCTTTTTCACGGGTTTATCCATGAAATCGCATATGTTCACGAAATGATAACCATCAGAGTCTTCATAGAAACGATAGTTTACTTCATTTGGATTTGTAGAAGGAATGGCTCTTACAGCAAGCCAGTTCATCGTCTTGATTGGATTCAGATAAGGAATGATGTAATTTTTCTTCTCTTTCGCAGTTCCACCTGATCCAGGTAGATCTATCTGAAAGTTTGCATCCGATGGGAAAAATTGACTCTTTATCTTTCTGACGATTGTCTTCATGTTTCCAGAATAACTGCCAGAAACTTTGCGTGTTGCGGTAGGAAAATAGTTCTTACTCACAAAACGCAGAGTGAATAGTTCTGATCGTTCGTTCTTCGATGGATTGAACGAGTCTATAGAGTAGATCTCTCCGACAAACTTCTTTGTGGTTCTTGTCTTTGGAGTGGCAAACTCAATGATTACCTCTTCATTGACAACGATTGGAACTACCGACATAAGATTTTGATTGTCAAGTAGAGTAAGACTTCCATACACAAAATCTGAAAACATATCTTCGTGAATCTGCATCTCAACAAACTGAGGAATCACACTTATAGCACCGCCACCAGATAGAGATCTTATGTCAATCTGTAGAATATTGACATCATCATTTTTTGTGTAGTCTAAATTTTTGAATGTCTGCTTAATGCGAGCAACAGCCTCGGTAACTCTCTTACCAGCATTCTTTATCGTTGAGATGAGAACCGATGTTTTAGGCATTATTCCTCAATCAGAGTTGCAAATTCTTCAGCAATCTTTGTTACAAATACAGGATTTATTATGTCAATTTCTCTTTTCGCATCATTAATCGTATACTCATAATCTTGATTTGTAATAACAAATGTATTTTCTGCCGATCCTGAAATTCCCATGTATTTTCCAATCATGGTATCCCAATACGGAACTGCGAGTGGAGTTCCTGCTGCTGTTTCTCCGAGAGGAATGCCTAAGTAATTTACAAGAGAACCAAGCACCACTCCATCACTATTTTCAAAATGGTGTGCAGCATAGCGTGACTGTTCTATTCTCTTTATTCTTGCTATTGATATGGTTTCATCGTTGTTTATTAGGGCAACGATATCACCTTCAATAAAGTTTACAGCCGATGGGTATTCAAAATTAATTGTGAGTGCGTTGTCTGTTTTGTTCCATCTCCACACACGCGCTCGCTTATCATCACCATAGTCATACTTTCCGTCAAAGTCAACGCTTCCGTTGGTGAGGAATACAGTATCTCCCTCTTTATAATTCAGTGGAGTTGGATTTCCTGTATTTCCCTCTTGAGTTAGATACATTGTATAACCAGGATATTTTTCATCAATGTAACGCTCTAGAGAAACTGTGTCTAGGGGCCAGTCATAGAGTGGGTTGATTACCTGATTTGCGAGTAGCAATATCCAATTAAATGACGAGTCCCCATAAATTTTGTCAGCAACAATTTCTGGTGTCTCGCCGTCAGGAATGAAATACTTTCCTGCCATTTTTGTCTCATCCTTGATTGTATCGAAGAACGATACTTTTCTGAGGATATCGACTGCAAGAGTTGGAGATCCATTTCTAGACAGTTTGCTATAGAATGTTTGTGGAAATTTTCCGAAATACATTAGTAACCGTTGATAATGTTATCTTGATTGAGAGCCTGAACTTCAGTAAAGGTAAGCGAAAGTTGAGTTCCAACAGGACTTCCGTCTGGAAATGTAGACCATATTCCATTAGGGGAGTATGAAACCTGTATGTTTGTCAGAGCGCAACGAGCAATCTTTGGAAGATATCCATTTATCTGCACACGCTGCTCTCCTGTTGAAGGATCATCAGTTATGATATAGAATTCAATTTCAAATTCAGCAGGGAACATGAAGAAGTGACCACCATCTGTCTGTAGACGAGGGTAGGCATGATAGCGGAACATCTGAATGATGTCGGCAACACGATTTGCCTCTTCAAGACTTCTTGGATAGAAGTCATAGTTGAAACTGAATTGGCGCATTTGTGGTTCGCCAAACATAAGTTCTTTCTTCGCATTCTTCACACCACCACGAAGAGCATCACGAATCGTGGCAAAGTCTACTCCTCCTGCAAAGTCGAGACCAGGAACATCCGTAGTCAACTGTCTTGCAACAGAATCCGCCACATTTCCCTGACCTTCAATGAGGGCTGTGCCGATGCTGCCGTTTGCGATAAGACTCATAGCCGCCATGTCTTTTTCTGCATATGCAAATCCATCAGCAACCGTGTGGTTTTGCGTCATGTATAGGGCAATCGTATCCTTTGAACGGATATTCGATGATATAAATCTACGATTGTTATTTGTAGTGGCATTGTCAACCTGAACCTTTTTACCACGACTGTTTATCTGACCAAGGTTTTTTGGTGGAGGATCGCGTGGATTATCGGGATCTGGTCCGAATTGTCCACCCCAAATGGCTTCATAATACTGTTTAGCCTGTGATACAGCAGGAACCGCATTCCACAGGCTTTGCTTGTCTGATTTGAGAGACACCGAACTATCTTCTGAAGCATAACCAAACCAATCAAAGCCTTCCTCACTCTGTCTTATTTTTCTTAGTGTTTGGCTATTTGCTACAGGATCGGTTGGACTCAGACCAACATTTTCATATGCAATTCTAGACTGTTCACGCATTGCATTGTAACGATCAGGATTTTCTTGTATCCATTGCGCGGTTGTCTGATTGTTTTGTGCGGCAACAAGACTAGCCTCTTGTAGGGCGAATGCATCTGCCGAACCAATTTCTGCTAACTCACTCTTCTTTCTTCCATCAATTCCACCTGGAATTGGAGAATCTGAACTAGAATAGATCTTCGATGCTCTCAATTCGTTGTCCATCTTATCTGACGTAGACTTATAGATGTTGAACATCATAAACTGTCTATATCTCTTATCTACACCAAGATCTGATGGAAACTGAAGAAAACTATCAACACCAAGAATTCTATTCTTGTTAGTTTCTTCAGTATCGTTAAGAAAGGATAAGTTTGAAGAGGCTAGAGCCGAATCTTGTTGCTGATCTTTTAATCGCTGAAACAGTGTCTTGCGAGTATTAGCACTGGCTCCAACATTTTCATTAGCCCGAAATCCACTGCCGCCAGGACGCAGATTTTCATCATAGAAAGTAATATTTCTACCGGTGTTGTCTACATAACCTTTTTTAGCCATCGGGTATCTCTCCAATACATAAGTTATGTATGAAGGAATTGTGAAATGAGAGAAACTTACAAGGGTCGTTATCAACCCAAGAATCCCGAAAAATACAAGGGTGATCACAAAGACATCATCTATAGATCTCTGTGGGAAAGAAAGTTCATGGTTTTTTGTGACATGAAAGAGGCAGTAGTTGCTTGGAGTTCAGAGACAGTTGTAGTTCCATATGTTTCACCTGTAGATCAGAAGCCTCACCGTTATTTTGTTGATTTTATTATCAAAATAAAAAATAAAGATGGTGTTGTCGAGACTCATCTTGTTGAGGTTAAGCCAGAAAAGCAATGTATGATGCCTGAGCGTGGTAGAAAGCAAAAAAAGACTTTTATAACCGAAGCAACCACCTATGTGATAAATCAAGCAAAATGGGAAGCGGCTAAAAAATATGCTGAAAAAAGAGGGTGGAAGTTTACTATTCTTACCGAGAAAGATCTTAACATCAAAACATGAGAAATATAAAAACAGCCCTTGAAGATGTGAAAGCAGCCTATGATAGTGGCGAAGTAGAGGGAAACGAATTCTCTCCAAAGTCTATGGATTGGTATCGACAGGAACTTGGCGACCTTCTTGAGGGAAAACTTACAAATATTGCTTCGCTTATTCGACAGACTCCTGAATATCGCGTAAGACGTGTGTTTCTTGGTAAGATGCTCCTATTTGGCTACATTCCAGAAACACCTATAGCAAAATTGGGCTACTACGACAGATTTCCTCTCGTAATACCAATCAGATTATATCGTGATCACTTTATGGCTGTAAATCTACATTATTTACCCTTCAGGGCAAGAGCAATATTTATTGATAGAGCAGAAGACATAGCCCGAGGAGATGTTGATACTGGTGATGCCCGAGTTTCTGCTTTACGCTATGATATTATGAATTCTTCGACTAAATATGTTAGTGGATTGGTAGGAATTAGAAAGTATAAACTCAAGAATATCTACACACCAACTCTTGAGATACCTTCTGATAAGTGGAAGTATGCAATTAATCTACCTGTCGCTAGATTCTATGGTTCGGGTGCGCCTGTTCGTCAAGCAGAAGTTTTGAATGACAGTCGTCAGAAGATTCAGGATATTAGAAACAGGATGGATTAATGCCAAACTCACTATTACCAAGCAATGTTGAAGGATTCAAGTCATTTGCTGACTTGTTTGGTTATGGTAGACTATCTCCTGCTCGTTATGAAGTATTTTTCTCCAATTTTCCAATTGAGTGGAATCTGCGGCTTAACCTAGCAATTGAAAGCACGGCGATGCCTGGTAGATCCATATCAACAGCAACCTATAAGATTGCTGGACCGAAACGAGAGATGCCATACGAACTTCTCTATAACAACGAGATACAGATGGTTTTCCGCGTCGGAGAGGACATGTTTGAAAAACTAGTCTTTGAGGACTGGATGAATCGTGTTGCTCCATACAATAACGGATTTATAAACTACTATAACTCTTTTGTTCAAGAGATTTCAATTACACAACTAGATCGTTCGGATAATGAGGTGTTGAAAGTAATATTACACGAATGTTATCCTAAAGTGATGACTGATCTTGATCTTTCTGGTCTAAAGAATGATGAGAGTCATTCGTTATCAGTTGGATTTGCTTATAAAGACTATTCAATTCTTAATTATGTGCCATATGTTCAGAAGATAAAACAACCATTACTTTCAGGAAATCCATATCAGGGAGATGTATCAGATCTTCCAACTATAGTATAAAGGTGATTTAAGATGAGTCTACCGACAATTGCAGTTCCATATTATGAAATGATCGTTCCTTCGTCATCAAAAAAGATCAAGTTTCGTCCTTTCTTGGTAAAGGAGGAGAAACTTCTGTTGATGGCTATTGAGAGCAAGACAGAAAAAGAGATGTATGAGAGCATCAAGCAAACCATAAACAACTGCGTTCAGGGCGGTATTGATGTTGATGAACTTCCTCTATTCGATCTTGAATACATCTACCTAAAGATAAGATCAAAGTCAATTGGAGAGAAGACAAAGGCAAATTTCTACTGCACGGAGTGCAAAGAGACAAATCAACACTATGTTGACTTTGAGGCAGTGGTGGTAGACAAGTCTAGATCATTGCCACCAAAGATTGAGATAAACGAGAGCATGGGAATAATGATGAAGTATCCAAATATGGATGTTTCGCTTAAAATGGCTGTCGAGGCTCCAACTACGCAAGAGATGTTTGACTTTGTTATTTCTTGTATAAATTATGTTTATGACAAGGACAATATAATGAAGGCTGAGGACTACAGCAAGAAGGAACTATCGGACTTTGTTGAGAGTCTTGGAAATGAGACATTTGAAAAGATGGTTGATTTCATAGACAGAATGCCTAACCTAAACTATAAGGGTGGGTTCAAGTGTAAGAAGTGTGAGCATGACAATAAGATTGAGATAACGGAGTCTGCCGATTTTTTCTTCTGAGTCTCTATGGAAGAACGCTGAGTGACTACTATTTAACAATCTTCCAAATGATAAAGAGACATAATTACAATCTCAGCGAAATTGAATCTATGATGTCGTGGGAAAAAGATATTCATGTAGGTTTGATCATACAGGATCTTAAGAAGCAAGAAGAACTTGCAAAGAGAAATAATGGCTAAAAAAGCAAGGAAAACAAACAGAAGAAAAAAGGTTTCTCAAGCAGAGCCTGATTCGTTGGCATTACCTGATGTTGACGGGGATAAGTCTACTGGTGTTCCAGATCCTGTAGTTGTAAAGAAAAATCCTGTTCTTGAAACTCTCAAGAAAATTGAGAAGAACACAGAGCAAACGCAAAAGATCCTTAAAGAAGGCATCAGCACAAACAAGAAAAGTGCAGATGAATCTGGTAGAGCAGAGAGAAAAGCCGAAGCAGAGGATGCAAAGGGTGAAAAGATTCAAAAAGCCGAAGAGGTTGCGGCAAAGTCATATGGTGATCTTTTCAAACAAAATACCCGAAGTGCAGTAAAAGGATTTGGCAAGCGTGTAAGAAGAGGAATTGCTCGTCTACCCGAAGATCTTGCTGAAAGAACTATTCCTGGTCCGCTTGGCAGAATTATCGCACGAACTTTCAAGCAGAAGAGAATAGCGGGAGATATCCTACGCAAGCGTGATGCTGAAATGGCTGCAAAGCCTGTAACTGAAGCCACGGATGCTATAGGATCGGAGATTTACAAGACTCCACCGCAAGTTGATTTTGGAACAAATCCAAACAATCAAGATCAAGGCTCACGCGCCGAGTCTATTGGTGAAACTGTTGCAGAAAAACTCGACGCTATCTACGAAGAGAATAGAAAGAGCAACTTCAAACTAGACAAACTCATTGAGTATGCGCGCGGAAACAACGATATTCAAGAGCAACAGAATGCTTTGCTTGAAGAATCACAGACTGAGACTGATAGAAAAGGTAAGGCAGGACAGAAATCACTCATTACTCGTGACAATGATCGTAAACAAGAAGATGAGGGTAAAGGTGGTTGGCTTGATTGGCTTATGGGTTCTGGTGGAGGAGGCGGAAGAGGAGGCGGTTTCTTCGGCAGAATGTTTGGTAGAAGATCGCGAATGGGCAGACTTTTCAGAAGAGGAAGAATAGGCGTAACTAGAGCCTATCGTGGAGTGAGAGATCGTCTTTTCAAGAATGTAGGACAGCGTTCTCCAATCCTCAGAGCAGGAAGAAGTCTACTAGGTAGAGCAAAAAAACTTCTTCCCTTCGGACTTGGTGCGGGTGCTACAACAATCCCTACTCCAACAAGCGGCTCTATGATACCATCTCCAGAAGTAGGAAAAGACACCGCAAAAGCAGCAGCAAAACCAGGTTTTTTCAGTAAAGCATGGAGAAAACTTTCTTCCGCAGGAAAAATGGTAGGAGAAAAGGTTTCAAATCTTGGTCTTGGAAAAGTCTTGTCGATATTCAAAAGTGGCGGTGGAAAAGTTCTGAGAAAATTGATAAAGATTCCTGTCATTGGATCAGCAATAGAGGCTGGTCTAATGGCAATGGATATTTCAGATATCAAGTCAGACCCAACTCTATCACCAAAAGAGAAAAAGAAGAGAATTGGTGAAAAACTGTCTAGTGGACTTGGAAGTATGATTGGCGCAGCGATTGGTGCAGCGGGTGGTGGAACAATCGCGGGTGCTTTAGGTCTTGCTGGCGGTCCTGCTGCATTGGTAACAGGTGCGTTGGGTGCTGTTGCTGGTGGTGTGGCGGGTTCTTATGTTGGCGAAAAGATAGGTGGAGCAATTGGTAGTGCAATAGGTGGAGAGGAAATCTACAATATAGTTTCTTCAATTCCTGGTGTTGGTAGTCTTATTGCAGTTCCTGGTGAAGATAGTGTAAAGACAGCAGAAGAAATGGCTCCACAGACAAAACAGACTCAAAAAGCAGCGGCATCTACAGGACAAACTTTATCTGATCTTGCACCAACAGGAGAAGATATATCTGGAACTGCTCCATTAGAACCAGTTGAATATGACAAGAGTGGAAAACCATATCTTCGTGGATCTCCTATGGCTCCATCTGGTGCTGCTATAAGCGCACCAACGCAGAACATGATGAAGACAAATGATGTTCTTGATCAGGCAGCAAAGATGCCAGCGAAGTCACAAGGAGAGCAGAAGAATACTGTTGTAAATGCTCCCACAAATACAACAGCAATGTTTGCTCCGATGCGTGTTCGTGACGAGAGCATACAGATGTTGGCAAATCTAAATCGCGTGGCATTGGGATAAAAAAATCGGGGGGTCTTTCGACCCCCCTTTGCGCCACCCGCCAAGGTTAATTTTCAGTCTTCAGCAAGACGCTTGAAGTATGACATTGCGTCATCTTCCTCTTCAGGCTCAAACTTTGGAGTTGCCTTCTTTTCAGGCATAGGCTTTGCAGCCTTTTCTTTCTGCTCAAACTTTGGAGAGAAAGTCATCATCTCGTCATCATCCTCGCTCTCTGCGGTAGCAGGAACTTCGCGAGAGGTGTTGAGAACGGTGTTCAACTTCGTCTGAAGTTCGTTGTAGGACTTGAACTGAGCAGGAGCAGTAAACTCCTTCAGAGAATATTGAGTCTTCCACAACTTCTCCAACTTCGCATCATCACCACCAAGAAGTGGCTCAGGGCTAGCGAATTCAGAACGCTCGTAGTTGATGTAGCCATCAACCTTGCGAATCTTCATCTTGAAGTTAGCACCTGTCCAAAAATCAAATGGATTCACAGGCTGTTCATCAGGGAACTCAGGATTCATCTTTGCCGAAATGAGATCAAAGATCGACTTTCCATACTTGAAGAGGAAAACCTTGCCCTCTGCTGATGGATTTGAAGGATCGCTCACGACATAGATGTTTGAGATGTAAGACAACTTACGCTTACGATCACGGGCAATCTTCTTGTCAGATTCCACTCCTGAATTCCAAAGATCGTTGTTTGCCTCACAGACAGGACACTTGCCACCAATCGTAGTTGGGCAGTTTTCAATAAACCAACCACCCTTGCCTTGGAAACCGTGAGAATACTGACGAATCCAAGGAATGTCCTCGCCTTCAGGTGCTGCCAAGAAACGGATCACCGCGAATCCGTTTGAAGCCTTGTCGAGGGTAGGCTTCCAAAAGCGGTCATCCTTGTAGGAATCGGCTCCCTTGTTGAGTTTGCTCAGTTCACTCTGTAGTGAATCAATTGCGGTGCGAGAGGTCTTCTTAAGATTTTGAAACGACATATTCTTTCTCCTTTGTGTGCGAATTATACGACAGATAGCCTAGTATACGGTAGATTCGATGGATGTCAAGTTAAAGCGGCAATCTTTGCTTTTTAGGCAAAAGATTATATTCTCGACCTTCAGCCTCAATCATGTCTTTGATTGTTTGGGGTAGGAATCCTGCCACGATCTCGGGATCGACGCTATGTTTTTCACAAAGATTTACTACAGTCTCTATGACTGAAGTTCTCTTTGATTTTGAGATTGTAGCCTCTAATTCGGCTACAAAGCGTTTTTGGTTATCATTTACAAATAGGTTTGACATGTAAGTATTCTAGCAGAATTATTTAGGTGTGCAAGACCTACTCTTTATGTAGCAAAAGAATAGCCACCGCAGACTACATATAAAGCCAAACCACGGAGAAACTAGATGGCTTTTGATACAGACAATAAAGTAACAATAATCAGCGGCACTACCTCGGCTGAAATTGCAACAACTTATCTAGCATCAGCGAATGCCCACTATCAGAATGTAATGATTGTGGATCAAACAGGAAATGTTAAATTCGGAGAAGATCCATTTCCAATGGTTCTCACGAATAGTTCAGGCATTCCTCTAGATACAAGTGGTGGAAATCTCTCTGTTGAGTTGGCTGGTTCATCCACAGTTAATTCTATCATTGTAGGACAGTCTCTAGATACTGTTATTGTGGCAGGAAAGGCTGGTGCTACCGCCATTGCGATCACCGCAGGAAATTTCCAAATCCGTGGCTTGAGCGCGGCAATTGATTCGATATCAGTTTATGGTGTTCAGGGAGCCACTGCTGTTGGAATTACCGCAGGAAATTTCCAAATTCGTGGTTTAACTGCTGAAACTGATTCGATTGCTGTAAAAGGCATTTCTGGTGGTCTAGCCGTGAACATGCTTGTTCATGGTATAAGTGGCGCAACACAGACTGCAATTGGTGTGTCTGCTGATGCCCTCAAGGTATTCATGACAAATAGTCTTGCAATTGATGGAAATGTTACTATTGATGCATCAGATCTCAGTATTCGCAGTCTTAGTTTTGGAACTTTCAATGATGCTGTGCCAGGTGCATCGTATGATGGAGTTCGCGTTGCAGGATTCTCAGGTGCATATCCTGTCGCAATGGCTCTCTATGGAATTAGCGGTGGGTCATGGACTGCTGTTGGAGTATCAGGTAGCAAGTTGCAAGTAGACATCGGTCAACTTACCCTCACAGGTGGAACATTCAATATTGACATGTCGGCTGTTGGAATCACAGGTGTTGTTAGTGTAAAGGGTTCGAATACAGCAACAGCACCACTATGGATATCAGGAACAACATCGGCTGGTGGTGCGCTTGCCGTTACAGGTGCTGGTGTAAGCGGTTCGATTCGTATTGAAGGATTTTCAGCGGGATCACCTATAGCAATCACAGCCTCAAACCTACAGATTCGTGGTTTGACCTATACATCA